GGCTCATGGGGCAGAAGTAGACAACCCAAGTAGTGGAGTACATGGGGTTACTGGGAGTGTTGTCGGCACTACAGACACACAAACACTAACTAATAAGACAATAGACGGAGATGATAATACGGTCAGTAATTTGGCTCATGGAAGTGAAGTTGACAATCCTTCTAGTGGAGTACATGGAGTTACAGGGAATGTAGTAGGAACAACAGATACTCAAACACTTACTAATAAAACGCTAACAAGTCCCAAGTTAAATGAGAATGTGGTAGTAACAGTTAAAGCTTCAGAATTAAATGGTTTACTTACAGGTTGGATACCAGCAGGAGAAACATGGACTTATGCTTCGGCTGATGACCCTACTTATACTTTTAAGGTAAATGCTGATGTAACAGGGAAATATAGTGCAGGTATGAAGATTAAACTAACCCAGACTACTGTTAAATACTTTATTATTACTAAAGTAGCATATTCAAGTCCTAACACAACGATAACAGTCTATGGTGGAACTGATTACGATTTGGCTAATGCAGCAATAACAAGCCCTTATTATTCAACACAGAAAGCACCACAAGGGTTTCCTATGAGTCCTGATAAGTGGAGTCTGACAAAAACACATACTACACAAAATTATTCTATAACAAATCCTTCAAGTTGGCAAAATTTGGGGACTGAGATTTCTCTTACTATACCGATTGGGGTTTGGAATGTATCCTACTGGGCTGTGATTTATGCAGAAAAAGCTTCTGGTGATGTGGAAGCATACTCAACACTTTCTACTACGACCAGTTCAGAAACCAATACCGATTTTACCTGTTGTAATATAGGTATGACAACAATTACGGCAGGTTGGCACACGAAGAGTGCTACCTTAGAATTAAGCTCTAAGACTAGCTATTATCTTCTGGGCAAATCTAATGGGAAATCTATTGGTATTCTAGGAAACAAGGCAAAAGGTGTAATTAAAGCAACCTGTGCATACCTTTAACTTAACCCTTTAGTACAATGAGAATAACAAGAGGACACACAATATCATTTATAGTAGGAGTTCTAACAACCCTTCTCTTATTGTTTTTATTCAGGTGGAATATCATGTGTTTTTTAATTTGGGTTTATCTTAGACACTAATGGCTCAAGCATATAATGCAATAATAGCAACAATTACAGTAGCAAGTGATGCAACCTCTGTTACTAAGGCAATGGTTAAATCTACTCAATGGAGAGCAGGTACTTCTGGTACTTGGTTAAGTACAGACTGTACACTAACAGCAGGAAACACTTATCAATTTAGAACTCCTTTGTCTGGTATGGATTCTGGTTCAACAGCAGTTTTACCTAATATAAAGGCAAGTGTAACTGTGGTTTGGGATACTTCGGCTACAGCAATATCTAGTGTGGGCGATTATTTTATGTATTCCTATGCTCGTAATTGTAGTAATTTAACAAGTTTGTCAGTACCAGACACTTCAAGGCTTACTAGTGTCGGAACTAATTTTATGTCTTCCTATGCTTATGGTTGTAGTAATTTAACAAGTTTGTCAGTACCAGACACTTCAGGGCTTACTAGTGTAGGGGATTATTTTATGTATGCCTATGCTGAAGATTGTAGTAGTTTAACCTCCTTAGATGTTCCAGACACTTCAGGGCTTACTAGTGTAGGAAATATTTTTATGGGTTGCTATGCTGAAGGTTGTAGTAATTTGACAAGTTTGTCAGTACCAGACATTTCAGGGCTTACTAGTGTAGGAACTAATTTTATGGGTTCCTATGCTCGTTATTGTAGTAATTTAACAAGTTTGTCAGTACCAGACACTTCAAGGCTTACTAGTGTCGGAAATCATTTTATGAGTGCCTATGCTTTTGTTTGTAGTAGTTTAACAAGTTTGTCAGTACCAGACACTTCAGGTATTACAAGTGTAGGTACTTATTTTATGTCTTACTATGCTGGTTATTGTAGTAGTTTAACCTCCCTAATACTCCCCGATAGCACAGGGTGGTTTGGTAGCCATAATGTAGATTGGAATGTACCATCAGGGCGATTAGGTTACTTGTATGGATACACACCCAATTCTACCTCACAAACTGCGTGGAGAGCATTAACTGTTTCTGGAAAAACACTATACACAAACTATATTAGAGCAGAGGACCATGTGCTTCTTTCCACTACTCCAGTAATAGGTGCTAAGTATCCCCTACCTCCCTTTAGAATAAGTTGAGATGGTATAATTATATATTAAGAGGACTTTAGTTTAGTATCAATAACATGGCTAGAAGTAAAAGAGTCGTACAGAAATATGATACAATAGAAATATAACTTGTAAGCAATTTATTTATGGACGGAAAAACAATTGTAGAGTTTAACGAAATAACTACAGTAGAAAGTGGGGACAAACTTCTTGGTGTGGACATAAGTGACACAAGTGCAAGTGCAGGGGGCACCAACAAACATTTCACGAAAGGAAACTTGTTAAAAGAATATGTTACCCTTGTGGGAGAAGAAACCCTAACCAACAAGACATTGACCTCCCCAGTGGTAACCGATGTAGATATTACAGGAGGGAGTGTAACCGATGTAGATATTACAGGAGGGAGTGTAAGTGCAACAACTAATGTTGTAGAGGTACTTAAAAAGGTGTATCCAGTAGGGTGCATTTACACTTCAACAGTATCAACCAATCCTAATACATTGTTTGGGTTTGGAACTTGGAGTGAGTATGGGCAAGGTAGGGTGCTAGTGGGTAAGAGTGCAGAAGCAGAGTTTGATACAGCAGGAAAGACAGGGGGAGAAAAGACACATACACTTACAATAGCAGAAATGCCAGCACATACTCATAAAGTTGGTTCAACTTCTCTTGTTACTGCTAGTGGTGGTAATGAAAGAAAACCTGAGGGAACTAGTGATAATACTAGTTCTACTGGTGGTGGACAAGCACATAACAACTTACAACCTTACATAGTAGTTTATTTTTGGAAGAGAGAAAACTGATGGCACGAGAAGAAAAGACATTAACAGAGTTAGAGTTTCAGCCTACACTAATTTAGTAGAATACAAATGGCTAAATACAAAGACAAGAGAATAAGTATAAAAGAGGGGTACGGGGACACTAATATAAATGTATTTACCCTTGCTTCGTTGCCTTTTAATGATGTCTTTGATTATGAGGGTTTAGGGTCTTTTGTCGACAAACTTGCAACAACAGCAGTGCTATTTAAGGATAGGTTGACTTCTTTTAGTGAGCCAATCTTGGCACAGGACAACACCTTAATTCTTTCTCAGACCAAAGAAAGTAACCTCGGTTATTACAGGGGGATGCTAACAAGCCTTGAGAGTGTTGCAAATTCTGACAACTTTAGTAAACTAGAGGTAGAGAGTGCAACTAATTTTAGTGATGACACAACTAATGAGTAAGGAAACAAGAAAAGAAGAAAACTGGTATACAATGAGAAGATACGATTTAAGTGGGGGGATGGAAACAAGTACAAACCCATTTCTTATGAGTGATGCTCAATTCACCTACTTAAAGAATGTTAATCATGACGAACAGGGTTCACTAAGTAAAGACGGAGGGTATTCAAACCTCAGAACACCTACTATTGGGGTGGATAGTGATGATTTGGTGTTTGATTATATGAACTGGTCAGGTGTACACACTCCGATTAAAATTGCAGGAGGAAACATTTATAAAGCAGAAGTAGGAGGCAGTGAATGGACTCAAATACAGGCTAGTGCAACCAGCAGTGGAAAGAGGGTAAGTGCTGTTAATTACTTAGACAGAATGTACTTTACTACCGAGTCTGATAATGTGCAGTATTATGATGGTACAGACATAAAAAATATTTCTACTGATAATGGGGATGCAGATGTGAGGGGGAAGTATTTGGCAGTATTAGGACCTCAGTTGTATGTGGGAAACATAACCACTGTTCATGATGCAAGTACAGTAGTGTCTTCGGGACAGGGTACACACAGGTTTTACAATCCTACTTTTGAGAATTATGACACTTATGCAACAACCTCACAGAGGTTTACAGTCAATGGAGAGATAACAGGTATGGTAGGCTATCAAGGGGTGTTGCTTATATTCACGCAAGAGGCTATGTGGACTTACAATCCAGAGGTACAGGCTTCACCGAAAGTAGTTGCTGAAACAGGCTGTATTGCCCATGACACAATAAAGGAAATAGATGGAACCCTGTACTGGACAGGCAGGGACGGAGTGTACAGGTTTACAGGGAATAGTATGCCAGTATTGATTTCACTACCAATAACCAACTGGGCTGTTAATTCTGTATGGAGGCTTATTAGTGGAAGTAATTGGACTAACATGAGTGCAGGTGTACTGGACGGAAAGTATTATTTATGGGTAGGAGACTTAACCTCGACCCTACCAGGGGACAGTAAAGTGTTAAAAGATGTAGTGGTAGTGTACGACACTTATAGGGACTCTTGGAGCTTTTACGACAACCACCCTGTACGACAATGGGCGACCGTTGTGGACAGTAATGGGAATAAGAGACTTATTATGGCGAATAACAGTAGTGGGCAAACACTTATTAGGGATTACAGTTATACACACTCAGGAAGTGCTATTGAGTCTATTATAAGGACTAAATACTTTGATTTTGAAAACCCTGAGGCAGAAAAAGCACTCAATGATATGTTTGTAAGTTATAGACCAGAAGCAGAAACAGACAAGTATTTAACAGTGTCAGTGGCAATAAATGGGAGTAATGATTACGAGACCTATTTAGACAATGCCAGTAGTAGAAGACTACCTTTAACAGGGGAGACTACAAAGGAATACCAGTTTGAGAGAGTGTCATTGAATGGGCTTAGAGCAAGGACTGCTTCGTATGAGTTTAAGAATAATGATGAGGGGGTGAATGTAACCCTGCTTGGTTTTAGCCAAGAGTTTATGTACAAATTACCTAATATGAATTACACAACATAATGCAAAGTGGAATTTATGATGCAAGAGGAAAACTGATAGAAACAACAGTGGAAAGAATAGAAGAACCACAAGTGCCCAAGAGTTTTGAATTGACAAAAAACGAGGGGGGATTAAGTACACTCTCTTATTTGGCGAGTCCTACCCTGCTCACAGGAAATTATACAGGCAATATTCTAATCAGAGACAGTGTAGGTAATGTATCTATATTTATCGGAATGGAAGAATGAAAAGGGGTGTAATAAAAGTGGCTAAAAAGGGTTTTGATGTGAGGTATGTACACCCTAAAAGCCTGACAGTCTATACTGCTAGGAACCAATTAAAATTACTTAAAAGGGTTACTGTAATAACAGACGACCCAATAGAATAATGGCATGGTATCAATCCAACCCTATGACCCTTTACAAGAAAGAGTACACCCACAACTTAGGCTCAGAGCCTATTGTGCTTGCCTATGTAGACTTATCAACATTGCAAGAATCAGGAACGACTGGCTGGAAGCAAATACCTTTTACTTACTCAGGAGAAATGTATTTTGACCCAGACTGGGGAACCTGGGCATGGGATGTGGGGACAGTACAGTGGTACAGTAAGGATGAGAACACTATTGTCTTTGTAG